GGTAAGTAATGACTGGTATCTTGCTTTCACCTAACTTAGCCAAGCCGGGATTAAGATTTGATTTCAACACACCTGACATGATTGAATCCATAGGGTCTTCACCTAGTAGACTAACTAATGTATTTCTAACTGCTGGTTTAAGTGCTGGGTTTTTAGCAAGTTGAGCTAACTTTGCCGCACCTACTCCACCACCAAGCAAGATAGACAATACTATATCAGGGTTATTTGCAACTCCATTAGTAAAGCTATCGAAATCTTCAAACAAGTCTTTAATTGTGCCACCAAATGCATCAGCTACTGCACGTTGTTCTTCGCCAATTGTTTCTGCTCCGAATGCGTTAAGCACACCACCGGTTGTTAAATCAATTGCACCCTTTATCATATGTTCAGGAGTAGAGATTACGTTTGCAGTTTCATCCATCACACCAGCCAATGCTGTTGGCATTCTTTCAAAGAAACGTTCTACTTTGTTTGGATTGGTTGATGGTTCTTTAAATCTCCAAGCATGTTGTGGTAGTGTGCGTCTTAAAGCTTCTAAGTCTGCTCTAGATTTATCATACTCCGCTTGTCTTTCAGGATTAACAGTAGTAGCAAATTCTAATATTCCACCAGCAAAGTCTGATATACCATCCCATCCAGCAGATAAGGTTTCACTTAAACCATCTTTAAATTCGTCTAACAATCCAGCCATTAAACTATTCCCTGTAAGTTTCTTCTAATAGGTTTATCCCAAGACTCATTGTATGGCGTGTATCCAATAGCAAGATACCTCATTGAATCTGCCGCATGTGAACTCCAATCGTGCCTTGGTCTCATTCTCCACGTTTTACCATTGTCATCCCAATCGCGTGAGTAATTTAACAGAGCATCTATCAGCTTCTCACACTTTGTCTCATCAAAGAAACACTTGTCTAACATCTCTCTAACTTTTTGTATGCCATCATCTATTAACAATGAAGGTGCTATCTCTATATCTCTAATGCCTAATGATTCTAATGTCTCGATACGACTCTTACCTGTTCCAAGCTCTCTAACTCTTACGTCATGTGGGAATACATGCTGGTCGTAAACGTATCCTTTATCTTGTAACACCTTAGCGTAATGTTCTAGTCCAGCACCTGAAGCTTCATAGTAATCAATGATGTGAATCTCAGTACCAATAAACTGTGAGAATACGATTGACGTGCTATCTCCAATACCTAAATCCCAGCTTGTGACTACTCCTTTGGCTCTGTCATATCTAACCTTACCAATTCTGTCTTCATCTTTGGCTCTTCTCATCTCTGAGCTGTAGTAACTGCCTTCTGAATATACTAAGAAACCGCCCTCCCAAATATGCTCATACATATCCGGTCTTTTCTCTTTGTCTTCTATTCGTTGGTCATCTAATACTTTTGGAAACCATGGATTGTCTGTGTAATTTAACTGGACTATCTTACAGTTGCTAGGAAAGGATGCTCTAAATCTTTCATGAGTAGCTGAATACTTTGACTCCGGATTCCACGTTACCCATACCTCTGAGCTAAAACCTACAGATTTATCTTCTTCTCGAATACTGGGTAGTAAGACATCCCAAGCTCTACCACTTACATTTTCTGCTTCATCTACCCAAGCTAATAGGATGCGAGACTTTGATTTGATTGAGTCTAGTGAACGTCTAAGACCAGCAAACGTGTATGTAATCCGTCCGTCATGGCTCTTGATGTATTTGTCACCTATCTCATAGTAATCTTCAAGCCAAGGAATTGACCTAATAGCCGCTTTAATTTCTTCTAGGGATGATTCAGTAAGCGAGTTCATAAACTCACGTCCACACAGTATTGTGCCACTAATGCCTGAACTACCCCAACGATAACCAAAGACAGCGCTCATTAATGCAAAGCTTCTTGTCTTACCTGAACCTCTTGAACCATAGCTGGCTCTAATTCTTGCCTCACCTTCAAAGACTGGCACGAGTTTAGGTGGGAGTTCTATCTCTTGTTTAACTACTTCTTCTTCTACTACAGCTACCTTACTCATTAACCTTAGCTACTAATTGAATAATAGTTGGCGGTTTCATAGTCTCGTCACTCGATGTTATATCTGTTTGTGTCTTAGCAACTAAGCCATGATTTGAGCTTAATGCTAGAGTTGCAGTCCTCTCTCTGAACTCTCCACTAAGTGAGCCATTCATAAGCTTTCTGCCTTGATGTGTCATTAAAGTTCTTACGATGTCGGAAAACTCAGGATATTTTTTCTCCCAATCGTTGACTGTATCCCTGTGAATGCCTAGTTCTAAAGCCAATCCATCAATCATAGGTATTTGGTCACCGTACTTAATATAGTTAATTATGTAGTGTTCAGCCTTCTCTAGTATTGTGGCATTATATTTACTTGGTCTAGCCATTTAGTTTGTCTCCTCTCGGAAAATTAGCACCAGTTGTGCCATACAATCCAACTGTCCTTGCTATATGTTTATCTATATCTTTTATTGAATCACCTGTCATCTCAGAGCAATACTCAAGCAAGGCAATATACAAATAAGGTAATACAGTTGTGTCTGATATTTCCATTTCTGTTTCGCCGTCTATGTCAAATTCATTGCCATCTATGTCAAATTTATTATCCAACTAACTCTCTCCAATTATCAGGAAGATTAAGTGTGATTACTAAATCATTCTCAACCCAAGCTATAACATCATCTAAAAAAATAGACATCTCTTTTGTATTAAGTTCTGTTGTCGATTTTAACACCAGTCTTTGCTTCTTAGCAACTTCTTCAATTCTAGTCTCAAGAAATTCTGACTGGCAATGTACCTTTATAGCATCTTTAGTGTTACCAGTCTCCATTCTTATTTGGTCTACAATACTGTGATACAATTTATTTTGTTGTAAGCTCCGGGTCATCTTGTGTGCTTTAATAGTTATGACAGCTTCATCTTCACTAGTATTCTTAAAGAAACTTCTAGTCATGCCCTCTACTATATCAGCTTTAGGTTTGTCTCTCTTTAATATTCTAGTTAATGTCTCATTCATACGTTTGCCTTAAATTAATGGTAGTTTCTTTACAGGTCAGCTACCAAACCCCCGACTCCCTCGCCTTTCTATCGCATATTAGACTCGAAAGGGGAAGATTGCGCTCACTCATAATTTAAAATTTTGTAAGAATAAGGTAATAATAAATCCTCTTTAATTAGATACGCATCTTTTGCCTCAGTATCCCCATTACCAACAAACGTCTTAAATTGTAAGTTGTTTTCTATGATGCAATCTTTAATTCTATCTCTTGCTATAAAAATATATTTAGTATGTGTAACAAAAACCCATGTCTCAGCCTGACTCGTTATTAACGCTGAAGGCTTACCATACATTGCAATCTCTACAACTAAATTTCCTGTGTACTTACTCTTAAAATCTTTCTTAACCTCATAACGTTTGTGTATCTCCGGTACGTATATATCCATTTCTTTACAGTAACCCGGAATGATAACAGCACTAGGATATTGGGTCTGTAATAACTTTAGAACATCTTGTTCTGCATTGTGTCCGTCTTCTAAATCCTCCTTAAAAGTATTCATTTAGTCAAAAGGAGTTCTAGGTGGTGAAGCTGACTCGGAATAATACTCATCAACCAATAAAGACCTGACTAACTGTCTCTTGGTTCTAGTTATAGCAAACTGAGCCATCTCTTTAATAAAGTGCGGCTTGTAGTATGGATGGTCTAATGTGTCATACAGCGCATGACATGCATGACAACCGTAAAAACCTATGTCATTACCATGACTATCTTTAGCTTTAATTCCAACACCTGAAACGTTTTCATGACAGAATACCACGTTCTCATTATTAACACCTGAGTCACAGACATCAGAGCGAAAGGTACATGCTTTGTGACGAGCTGATTTAGTTATTGCGTTTTGTTTCATTAAATCCCCAATCTATTAATTGTCCAATGACATCTGCTACACAATATACCACAGCAGTATCTGAGCCAGCATCCTCTAACTTTTCAATCATAATTTTTTGATTATCTGTCAACCTTCCAGCCGGGTTGCTATCAGTTTTTGGTCTCTTGACTTCTAAAAAAAATGCAATTCCTGACATGAGAAGACAGAGGTCGGGGATGCCACTTTTCACCCCTTCTGCTCTAAACTTACCAGCTTCAGATTTACTGCGCTTACCACCATTCGGAATAGCAAAATAAAAAATCTTCCGCATATCTAAATACTCACAGATAGCTTTTTGAACTAGGTGTTCATCATTTTTCATTAGCTTTTTTCTCGTTAACTCTATCTATAATCATAGTAAATTTAAGTTGGTCACACAATGCAATAATTTGGTCTTCAAGTTCACCCTTTAATTTTCTGTCTTCAATCTTACTTAGCAATGACATTAAAGAATGAATAGTCTCAGCTACCTCATCCTTCGACATTTCTTTGAAGGTTTTCTTCAGCTCCTAAATAATTTGAGACTCCATAAATTGCCCAATGTAGTTGTTGTTTGTTTGCGGCAATACGATGGGTTAAACCGGACAGAGAACATCCAAGTAAAGTAGCACATTCTTTCTGTGTAATACCTAACCTTTTAATTTCTGCTGGGATTGAATGATAATAGATTGCTTTCTTCATAAGAATAGTATATTGAAAAAGATTTAATTATATCATCTTAGATAACTATGTTTAGTTTGTTTAACTTTTAGTTTCGCTTTCAGCGACTTACTTCCGTAAAGCAGAGGGATAAATCCCTTTTTTTTAAAGCTCTTAACTTATCGGGTAATTCCTGAGCTGGGAGTTTCGGAGCAAAGAAATCCCTAGCCTACAGTCAAGTAAACTAGAGATTCATTCATCGGTATAAGTCCTTCGCAGTATTATCCGTATGCCTAATTCCAATACAACTAATTAGGTCAGAGTCATCGCTACCTTGTAATAGGTACTCAGCCTTCTGCACTCTGCGCTTAGATTTCTTAGCCTCCGAGGTGGTTACCAACATAAAGGTTCTTATCTAAACATCAATCAACAGCTATGGAATACGATTGCTGAATCTCTTTTTTTGTAAGTGGTGTGAGCGAAGCATAAGCTAGACATATCACCTCTCGTATCCTGATACTTGCCAAGACGTTGTGAGATGGTATAATCTGTCACAGAACGGTGGG